ACCCTCCTCCAAAGCTAACGACATTAGTAGAGCTTGTGCTTATTGAGGAGAAGATATTAACATCCTGCTCCGCATTCGTGTAGTGCCTACCCAACATCCTATGCAGTTTGTTGTTAGCATTGGTCGTATTATCTGAGATCCTGTAGGTTCCGACAACATCTAGCCTGTGTGCTGGACTTGTGGTTCCTATGCCTAATCCAGTTGAATTAAGTCGCATCCTCTCAGTTGTTCCTTGAGTATGGAACGACATAGCATCATTAGCATGACTATACTGGACAATTCCTCTATAGCTTTGGTCACCTGATGTACCATCTGCAAATGCAAGCCATCCCGAAGAATCGTTTCCTGAATAAATAGTTATTCCTTCTGTACCTGCCCCATCTCCAACAACTAACCTTCTAGCGTTAGCTGATGACATTGTATCGGTAGTTCCAATACAAACGCTACCTGTCGAGCCATCGATCCGCATGATCTCAGCTTCAGTACCACCAGCATCCGCTTTGAAAATTATGTCTTTGTCGTCTGCGGTATTGCGGACATATAAGTCTCCTGTGTTATTAGTAATTGATGAGTCGGTTCCATCATGCCTAATATTTAGATCACCTGCTGGGCCAAATGTTGCAGGGACATTGTCAGCAAAGTTTAAAGTTTTGCTAACAAATAAATAACCTAACCCCCCATCTAAACGAAAATATTCAGCTATACCACCTGACCCGTCATCACATTCAAATATTATATCACCATCATCATTGTTATTTTTAATAATAAGGTTGCCTGTATTATTTGTAATAGCCCCATTTGCACCATTGTGCATAAATAACATATCAAGACTAGTACCCAACTGGATCTGAACGCCATCAAGTAGCCTTAACTCTTTACTAAAAAGAATGTTTGTTGCGCCCCCATCTACACGGAAATATTCTGTAACACCTCCACTACCATCATCGCATTCAAACTTTATATCGGCATCATCTGCATAGTTAGTAAACTTAATATTTCCAGTTGTGTTTGAAATAAGGGCATTAGTTCCATTATGGACTATGCCTAAGTCCATACCAGTTCCAAACTGCAAATAAGAGTTATCTGGAAATATTGTAATAGGGTTGCCACTTGAAGCAGATCCATCTAAGTAGAAGTAGGTTTCTAACCCGCCACTTCCGTCATCACATTGGAATATTATGTCTTTGTCGTTTGCGTCATTAGTGACGTATAAGTGACCTGTGTAATTAGCAATATAAGAGTCTGTTCCTGTGTGGGTTATTTGTAATTCGGCACTATTACCCCATGCACATCTAGCTGCTGTTGGGAATATTGTAAATGGATTACCAGACGAAACAGAGCCATCCAAATAAAAATACGTTTCTGTACCTCCACTACCATCGTCAGACTGGAAGATTATATCTTTGTCGTTAGCATTGACACGTAGAATTAAATCACCTGTGTATGTATTTATGTAATTGTTAGTGCCATCATGATATAAGGCCATATCACCTGCCCCTGCATCACCAAAAACCAATCGACTACTATCAGGAAATTTGGTTATGGGGTTTCCAGAATTAGCTGACCCGTCTAAAAAGAAGTAGGTTTCCGTACTTCCACTACCATCGTCAGTACCAAATAGAATGTCTTGATCATCAGCATAATTTGTTATGTATAAATTACCTGTGTTGTTTGATATATAAGAATGAGATCCACTATGATAAAGACTTAAATCATCACTAGCACCAAATTTAGCTGCAATGTTATCGTAATGTCTTGTCTGTTTAAAGAAGTGTGTACGATGATCGCCCCCATCTACACGGAAATAACTATCTAACCCACCACTCCCATTATCAGCTTGAAAGATAATATCTCCATCTGGTGTAGCAGCTTTAAAGGTAACATCAGCACCATTGAAATCTATATTGAATTGGTTAGCTGTGTCGGAATCGTATAGCTGAATGTTAGGAGTAGCGTCTACAATTTGTAGAGAAGCTTCGTTTAAAATTAACTTGTCTGCACTCTCATCCCAATGAAAATATGTACCACTCGTAGCACCATAAAATTTTACATCGTGTCCTGTGTCATCGACACCTACTTGAACTGTTCCTCGTACATCTAGTAATGAGGCAGGGCTAGTTGTACCTATACCAACCTTACCATCTGTGGTAATAACTAAATCTTGTGTACTTGAAAAACTACTAACATCACCACCAGAACTAGTATTATGCCCAATGTGTAACTTGTTTGAATTACCTGTAGTTGTTTGTCCTATCGCCCAATTACTATGAGTTCCAGAATCAACATTAGTTAATATTATTGAAGACCCATTAGTCCCTCCATTGTCTGAAACAACTTGTATTCGAGCATCTGAATCTTCTACTATTATATCAGCATAGGTATCCTTGGAATAACCTGAAACAGCACCTGACAATACGTGCAACTTAGAGGAAGGACTTGTAGTTCCTATTCCTACATTCTTACTTGTATCTATAGTTAATGCAGTTCCACCATCACAACCAATTTTGAAAGCATCAGAAGCAGTGTCGTCTGCTTTAAGAGTCCACAATTCATTCCCATTATTATTAAGCTCTAACGCTGCGGAATCATTATCAGTAGAAGCTGTAATTCTTGCAAAAACATTTCCTGCTCCGTGTATTTCTAATTCTCTTTGTGGATTATTTGTCCCTATGCCAACAAAACCTGTTGAGGTGATCCTAACCCTCTCTGTACCACCAGCAAAAAATTGAAAATCATTACCATTAGCTCCTAAACGAACATAAGTGTCATCGGTTGTAGCGTCATCAGAGAAAGATAAATAAGCCCCAGCATCTGTGCTTTCAAAGCTCGCAACAACATTTGTTGCTCCTGCATTAACATGTAGGGGTCTTGCAGGGCTTGTAGTTCCTATCCCTACCTTACCATCATCTAGAATAGTGACTCTTTCAATAAACTCACTATCAGCAGAGTGTTTCCGACCTATATGTAATTTAGTATCGTTATTACCTACAAATTCACAAGCAAACCCCATAGGGTCATTATTGCCTCCAATCATTAAGTCACCATTGGTAGCATCATTAGTTGCTACATGTAGTGTACTTAAAGGGCTTGACGTACCTATACCTACATCACCGCCACCAGTTACAGTCATGCGTAGTAGATTATTGGTAACAAAGCCAAGGTTATATGAACCATATTGGTACATATTCAAGGAATTTGCACCCGCATAATTTGTATTATTAGTCCCGTTTAAAAATAATGCAGGTTGAACAGAATGAGGGAGGTCATTTTGAAATCCTAAAGTAGCATAAGCATTACTCCCTGTATTAGTATTTTGTATTAATGCTTTTACATTCCCATTAGCACTTCCATTTATGTGTAACTTTTCGGCTGGACTTGTAGTTCCTATACCCAAACCAGTCCCATTTACAACCGCTTGAGTAGCTCCGCTTGCACCGAAAGCTAAGTAATTAGACGGATGATTATAATAAACTTGACCGACTGTTTCACCATCTTCATCGCCAAACCAAATAGCACTGTTGCCAGTGTTCTTACTCATTATGGCTAATGCTGTGCCACTAGAATTGTCGCTCTCTATAATCGCTTGCGTCCGTGCATTATAAGTCCCACTAAAACCAGATGCTCCATTACTAACATGAAACTTTTCTGCTGGACTTGTAGTTCCTATACCAACATTATAAACCCCTCCAGACCCATGAATGTTTATATTATCTACATGTAAACCTGAATTGAATCCCATTGAGACTCTACCAGATTCAGCAGAGAAATATCCTCCAGTATCATCATCCGATACAAAGATAGCAGCTTTATTTGTTGTTGATTTAAACCTAGCAACTGTTGAATCGCTAGTTTCAACATGTAGTCTATTTAGAGGACTTGTAGTTCCTATCCCTACATTACCACCAGCAGACATATCAATGGTAAGTGCAGTAATCTCTGAACCTCCATCATTACCTTTAAATACTAAATCTTTATCAGATACTCTTGACCTTATCTCAAAGTCTCCACCATTCTGATTCATGCTGAGAGTACCAACTATTGTACCATCATCACTTAATATGATGTCACCACCACCTGCATCGAATGTTATATCGGCTCCAACGTCTAATGAAAAAGCACCTCCGTCAGAAATAGTAGACCCATTAATAGTTATATCATCTACAGTAAGAGTAGTGAGCGTACCTAACGAAGTGATATTACCTTGGGCTGCTGTAGTTAAAGTTCCTGCTATATTGCCAAATGCCACATTGCCAGCAGATCCACTGTACACTTCCGATAATGGCGAGGCATCAGCGATAAAGGTAAATACAGAAGCACTATCGTCCCACCCAAAGAAACCTATCTTAGCAGCAGAACCATCGTGATAACGGAACTCGATACCCCTATCTTTATTATCATCACTTGAAGGTGCGCTGTCACCACCAAGGGTGAATACAGGATCGTCAATCGTGACAGTCGAACTGTTAACCGTAGTCGTAGTACCATTGATAATGAGGTCGGCTGATACCGTTAGGTTTCCTGTTACCGTTGCTCCAGCAGCAGTTGTTTCAAATTTCTTTACGTCGTTGTGATATAGCTCAACGGCTCCATCACCTAAAAATTTGGCGTAGTCTTCGTCTCCTGCGTTGTTCCTTAAAATTATATTGTCACTTTCTAAAATAAGAAATGTCGAACTGTTATCTATATAACTATGAGTCCCGTCGTGGTAGATCTTTAGATCTGAACTTGCACCAAAGTTTAATTTAATATCGTCTAGTAACCTTGCATCTTTTGAAAAAACTGTTCTTTCCTCTGAACCATCAACTCTAAGATATTCTATAGTACCACCACTTCCGTTATCGTTATAGAAACGGATCATCTTGTCGTCAGCGTACTGAATAAATTGAAGATCTCCTGTTATGTTTTCAACTAATGAATTAGTCGCATTATGAAAAATACGAAGATCATTATCAGTACCGAAACCTGCTAAGGTGCTATCAGCATGTTTGGTAGGTTTAGCAAAATAAGTTAATGTGTTGCCTCCATCTATCTGAATGTAATTGGTTACGCCTCCAGAACCGTTATCACTTTGAAATATAATATCCTTGTCATCTGTACTTTGCCTTATGTAAAGGTCACCATTGTTTTCCTGAATGTATGAATCAGTGCCATTATTAATTATTTGCAGGTTACCTTGATTACCAAACCTTAATGATGAGTCATTAGGGAATAATGTTGTTGGGTAACCTGCCCCACCAAAACTCCCATCTAATCTAAAATAAGTTGCAACAGTGCCGTCACCATAATCACTTTGGAAAATTATATCTTTATCATCATCTTTATTTGTAATTCTTATATTTCCAGTGCTGTTTTCAATTATCGAATCAGTACCGTTATGATAAATTTCTAAATCACTGCTATCTCCAAAAGCAGCTTTTCTGTTATCTGAAAACCTAGCTAAAGCATCAAATTGAATTAATCTTGCGGAACCATCAAAAGTAAGATAGGTATCTACGCCACCACTACCGTCGTCGCATTTAAATATAATATCTTTGTCGTCAACCTCTTGCTGTATGATAAGATCACCTCCAGTGTTTCTTATCTTAGAATCCGTGCCATCGTGGCTTATAACTAAGTCATTAGAAGTTCCAAATCTAGCAGCGACAGCGTCTAAAAATGTAAAGTTCTTAGAAACAACAGTACGAACATCACCACCGTCTAAACGGAAATATGCAGTTGTTCCACCACTGCCGTCATCTGATTGGAAGATTATGTCTCCATCATCAGCACTGTTTCTTATTTCTAAATTACCTGTTGAGTTATTTAAAAGAGTTTTAGTACCAGTATGGTACATAGAAAAATCTTTAGATGACCCAAGGGATATTATGGAATTATCAGGCCAATATGTATACAATGATGTTGTAGCACTACCATCATGTGTAGCGGAACTACCATCTAAAATAAAGTAATCCGCTTCTGCTCCAGCACCATCATCACACTGGAATATGATGTCCTTATCGTTAGCGGCATTGCGTATCTTTAAATCGCCTGTGGCGTTATTTAGCCATGAGTTAGTGCCGTCATGGTAAATTCTTAAATCCGCTCCTGTACCTAATGCTAGATAGGAAGAATCTGGGAATATGGTGTAAGGCGATCCGCTAGAAAGAGAACCATCCAAATAGAAATAGGTTTCTACGCCACCGCTTCCGTCATCGCACTCAAAAATTATATCTTTGTCGTTAGCTCCCTGATGAATATATAGGTCGGCTGAGTTTTGTGACTTAATGTAATTGTTAGTACCATCGTGATATATTCGTAAGTCTCCTCCTGTACCTAAATTAATTTCGGTGCTATCAGGAAATTTTAGAATGTCATCACTTTCATCCCAAAGCATATACTTACCACTAGTAGCTCCGAAAAATTTAACGTCGTGGCCTGTATCGTCTACTCCTACTTGGACTGTTCCAGTTACGTGGAGCTTTGACGCAGGAGACGTATTTCCAATTCCCACATTTCCTGCATTGAAATAAGTGTGGTTCCCTGCATTACTAGTGATCCTCGTGTTGACGACTGTGCCATGATATAATTTCCAATCTGCGTTCCCGTTAGTTGCACTATCTACAAGTAATTCAAAAGCTGTCCTAGTGTTTGGAGTAGTATAAACTCTTATTCCTGTATCATTAGATGCTGTATGGATATCAAGAGGTTGGGCAGGAGCTGTTGTTCCTATTCCTAAATACCCTGCATTTGTAAGTCTAGCCTTTTCTGACCCCTCAAAAAAGAATCCTAAGTCGCTGTCATCTGTACCCTGTCGTATTCCAGCTATATGAATGTCTGCATCTGAATTTCTTAGATGGAGCATAGCCATTGTGTTGGCAGTCGAGCTGGTATTCTCTATCCGTATTCCTTCACTACCCCAATCTCCACCGCTACCACCTGAGAAGCTGGTATCTGTATCTGCAAATTGTACGACAAGCTTTTGGGCTGGAGTTGTAGTTCCTATTCCTATATTACCATCTAAAGTTTGGGCAAAGGCATCTGGGCCGATGGCTGAACCAATATATAAAGTACTCGATGAATCTTTCCATATCCTATGAGAATTAGCATGGGAACTCGTTATTGAGATACCATCATTGTAAGTATTCCCTTTTTGCCTAATGACTATACTACCCCCAGAACTTGCAACTCCTGTACCTCCATTGATTTCCAAAAAAGTAGCAGGGCTTGTAGTTCCAATTCCCAAACGAGCAGCACCCCCTAAAATTAAATCATCTTGGCTCTCATCCCATAACATATAGGAACCGCTTGTAGCTCCGAAAAATTTAACGTCGTGGCCTGTATCGTCTACCCCGACTGTTAAAGCACCAGTCATCGTCCCTCCTGCGAGGGGAAGGATTCCTGCTTCAGTTAAAGTTTTGTTATGCCAAGCACCTGAATTATAAACAATTAACTCTCCATCACCAACAGATGACAACATAACGTCATCCATTTCAGCAAGCGAGTTCTCTAACGCTACCGCAGCATTTACAAACGCTGTGGTTGCTATCTGAGTGGTGTTAGTACCTGCGTTAGCTGTAGGGGCCGTAGGTGTTCCTGTAAGGGCAGGGCTTGCTAAAGGTGCAAATGTTGAAGCATGACTTCCATCTAAAGTATCTGCATCTAACCCAGAACTCGCTCCATCAACGGTCTTGATTAGTGTAAGGATCTCAGACGCAGTTTGATCTGCTGTAGCTGAAGCTTCAATAGCGTTCAACTTACTATGATCAGCATCAGTAAATACGTTCGAGTCAGAAGCAGACTCTACTAATGTTCTAATTTCCGCAGCAGTTTGATCTGCTGTAGCTGAAGCTTCTATACCATCTAGCTTTGCTCCATCAACAGAAAGATCACGACCATCGACAGTCTGACTACCTGCCATCACAATATTACCAGTCATCGTGCCACCCGCTAAAGGAAGCTTGGTCGCAATCGAACTTGTAATAGTTCCAGCGAAGTTCGCATCATCATTCAATGCAGCCGCAAGCTCATTGAGTGTGTTGAGCGTGTCGGGGCTGGAGTCTATGAGATTGTTTATTGCTGTGGTAACGTACTGCGTTGTAGCTAACTGTGTGTTGTTAGTAGCTGCTGATGCAGTAGGTGCTGTGGGAATACCCCCGACACTTAAATTACCTGAAATGTTGGCCGCTCCAGTAACATCAAGTTTATATGAAGCAGATAGATTGCCTATACCTACATTCCCTAATGTGTGGATGTCTCCTTTAAAATATTTTCCTTCTGAAGCCATTAAATAAGTCTTCTAAATTTAAATGTATAATTACTTGCACTTGAAGCCGTAAAATTAGCTGCCATCTCAATGCGCACATTGTTTGTGTCAGCTTCAGAACGAGTTCTTATAAAAATCATTTTACCATTATCTGATCCCCCAGATCTATGTAAGTCTACCTCACTAGAAAAATCATCCGCACTAGTCGTACCACCATAAATATTTATAATAGCTGAGTAGTAAGCTTCTGCTGATCCTCCCCCTGCTGCATCGTTTACATGTAATAACATAACATAAGTTCCGGTAGGCATAGCTCCTGATTGAGTTATGTTAGTGTCTTGAAAAGTTGGAGTAACTGTCATAGAAACTACAGAAGTTTTAACTTGGTCTATGCTTGTTCCTGCTGTGAGTATAACTCCTGAATGTGTAATTTGACCAGTAAAGGTGGGGGTAGCTACGGGAGCTACTCCAGCTTCTGCAAAAGTTCTATTAACCCACTTGGAACTAGAACTACTATATTGAAGAAGTTCATTATTAGCTACAGAGGTTATAGATGTGTCATCTAATTCTTCTATGGTGTTTTCTAAAGAAACAGCATTATCTACATAAGCTGTGGTAGCTATTCGAGTACTATTATTTCCAGCAGATTGGGTGGGGGCTATAGGATTTCCTGTAAAGGTAGGGCTAGCTAAAGGAGCTTTAAGATTTAACTGGTCTTGTAAACTAGAAGATACTCCAGAAAGAAAATTTAACTGAGTGGTAGTAACTGTAGCTCCATCTAGTAATTGAACTTCTGCTGCTGACAGTAAAGCTAAAGCATCTGCTGTGTTCACATTCATGTCGGACAAGGAACTTAAAGAAGCTCCTAGAGCAAACCGACTAGAAGTAGCTGATGCGGTTGATATGGTTTGTGTTGCACTTGCCGTAGGGCTAGTGCCTGATGCAGTTACAGTATTCTCGGTATCTGTTACAGAGGCCGAACTGCTTTGAGATGTGGCTGTAACAGAATTAACTGATTGATTGATAGTAATTGAATCATTAGCCATTACTAGGAAGTAATCTCTTGTACGATATCAAAGGTTAATCTTATAGAGTGAATACATTGTGTGTAGTCTGAAGACTCTCCAAAAATCTTTAAATCTCCGTAAACAGTAACTGTTTCGTTTGGAAGTGCGGTAGACTGAGCTGTATTCCAATGAAGTTGAATGTTTTTAGTTGCAGTATTTCCCGGGTTAACAAAAGTGATTCTGCCGTTTCCCGCCAAACTCCCGCTGGAGTCTATTCCGTTAGTGCCCGCAGCTTGCCCGGTAGTAGTTAAAGTGTCTACAAGGATACCTCCATAAGAGTCTCCGGTCTTTCTTCTAATATACAGTTTTGCGGTATAATAACTTTGAGAAGTAAAATTAAATGCGTTTGTCTCTCCTGAAAGTATATAAGTAACGTCTACCGTAGTTTTTTGTCCCCTTTTTAACTGAATATTGGCCATGTTTAAATAGTTGTTGAATTCTTAGAATTTACCACACTTAAGGCATTATAACAAAAATATACCCGCAACCCCTAGAGGCTGCGGGTATATGTGATATTCGCTTTGTTTAAGCTTTAATTACCTTAAGCGACGATGTCGGCGTTGATTGCACCACCATCATTGTTCAACAATGACCCTGTTCCAAAGGCACGTTTACAACGAATAATGTAAGCAAACTGAGGCTTAATCGGCTTGGCGGTGTTAGAGAGAATCCCTCTAAAGTAACCCCAAGTGTTATCTGGGTTTTCGTTACGATCTTGAATATTCAAGAAGCTGAACTTACCACGATAAGACTGTGGGCTAAACGAAGTTCCTGATCCAGCAGAACCAATAGGTCTTGGAACAAGTGATTCCATCACATCTTGGTGGAAGATAATGACGTCTTCGTATTCAGCAGTTTCGTAAGCTGAATTAATAGCACCGTTAGCATCGTAAGGAGCTTGCTCAGTCCAAGTAGAACTACCATAATTCCAACGCTTTGGAAACGGATCGATTAAATGGTAGAAACCTCTATGAGATCTCTCTACTCCGAGTGGCTTAAGAAGCTCATTAACCTGATCACTTTCTCTGTAGTCAGTACGAGTGTCTGACTCTGTGATAAGTTTCTCAGAAGCCTCTGCACTCATAATAGCTGTGAATACAGGACGTCCGTTAGAACGGCCCATTGGGTTCTGTCCAGCTCCATCACGAAGCATACGCATGTAAGTCTGGTTCATGATGCCATTAGAAATAACACCAACTCCAGCTTCATCGATAGCACTGCCACTCATAACTGTGGGGAAAGTACCTGCGTTAGTATCCTCGGCAAGAGATCCATCTGTAACCCCTGCTGTGGTAAAACCAGCAATAATATTATGCTTACAAAGTGAATAATACTGGTCACGATAACGCTCTTTCCAAGCCCAAGACACGTTTTCTACGAGGTTGTCGTAAATAGCTCTTAACTGCTCACGGAAATTATATGAAAAACGAAGGTCGTTTACAATAATTGGAGCTGATTCAATAGCTGTGTGCGCTAGGCTGTATGTAGCGGTTGAAGTTGCTGGAGTAACTTTAGTAGCGTTTGGGATCGCATATTTGTTTGCGTCGTTACTTTTAACGTTTTCCCACTCTTGTCCTAAAGAACTGTCTGCTGTCTTCTTTGCAAGTGATCTCTCGTATGTAAGAACACTTAAGGTATCTCCCATCTCGTCTGGCCAAGTGTCTTGTTTTACGAGCTTGAGCCACGGGGACGTGTCTATTGTTTTGCGATAAATATCGCCTGATATTCTGCCGGATTCCTTTACCAACATATCGGTAAGGGAAAGAGCGGGGCTAAAATCGCCTCCATGTTGTCCGACGGATGTGTTTTGTGATGATACTGCCATCTTATTAATAATGCCCTCCTCAGGGCGGTTAATTTAAAAAAGTGAACACAATAATCCATATAGGTTATTGTACCCGATTAACTCTCCCTGAGCCGAGGAGATGACGCTAACACGCCTAGCTCAAATTATGTGTACAGAAATTACGGAATCTGTGGTTCCAGAGAAAGTATACCTCACATATTTTTGAAATGCAAAAATATATTATTGAGTAAGTTTACTTATAGCCTCAAAAAATCCTAAGTTATCATCTTCAGGAGACTGAGCGGGTTCTGATACAGATCCTCCAGCTTGGGCGGCTTTGGGTGTTGAGTTTTGGTATGTTGATAATTGTTTCTCTAAAGAAGCTATTTTTTGGTCTTTCACTCTGATCGCTTTTACAACACTAGGTAAAAGATTTCCCGCAGAAAGTGCGTACGCTTGATGGTCTGAATCCAAAGAAACGTAGTCACTGTCTAAAGTTTTATTCCGTAAATCACCTAAATCAACTCCTTCTAAATCAGGGATAACGCTTTCAAATTTATCATACACCTTGTTTACAGCAGCTCTAGTTTCTAGTGTGTACTCTTCTAAAGCTTCTTTTTCTAAGGCTTCATTATACCTATCTAACTCTACTGAAGCTTCTGCTGCTCTATCTTTAAGCATAGCGTCTCGATCAAATATAGCCGCAGAGTCATCTACCATACGATAAAGCATCATTTTGTCCCTATCACCCATTTCTTCAGTAAGTCTCTCTAGAGAATTATTCTGTCTCTCTATATTTACCTCTGAAAATACAGCAAAAACTTCATTTACATCTACTCCAGTACGCTCGGCTAAAGCTTCGGCAGCAGACATAATATTGTTAAGAGGTTCTGTAACGGTCTGTTTATATTCAGTAGACTGTTCTACTCTAGCTACGGCTAACTCGTTTTCATACTCAGATATCCTATCTGTAGCGTCTTGAAGCTTCTTTTCTAGTTCTGGTACTAACGCCGGAGTTTCATTAGTGTCTATTTTATCTTCTAAATTAGAGGCTTTTGAACGAGCTTCGGCTAATTCTCTACGAAGTTCTCCCCATTTTGCTACAGCTTTATCGTCTAGAATATCAGATAAGCTATCTGCGTCAGGAAAATCTGCTACAAAACTATCTAAATAATCTTGTTCTTCTTCCGGTTTGGGAGACTCATCTGATTCTTCGGAGGTAGGGGTTAGTTCAGGTTCAGGTTCGTCCGCTACGTCGAACTCAGGTGCAGTCTCTGATTCTTCAGCCTTAGGTTCAGCTTGATCTGCTATAAAATCTAAAAAATCCATGCCTTCACCAGAAGTTTCTTCTGATGTGGTTGGATTACTCTCATTAACTTCAGGGGCATCTGTTATGCCTTCTTGTATAGGAGCTTGTTCTTGGGGTTGTTCAGCTACTGCGGTTTCTTCACTCATTATCTTCTGTATTTATATGGTCCCATTCGGGAAGTTGTTCTTGAACTTTTTTGTAGTGTATTTCAGGTAATTTTTCAATTAAAGCAATAGCTGCATGAAAACCAGCCTGAAAGCATTGTCTTTTAGCGGTTTGTTCTATAGACTCACCCATAATAACAATAGGGACTGCTTGAGACTCTAAAACTTTAATACCTTGATCAAACTCAGGAGTAGATAAAAATTCCTGCCATTTATAACGTGCGTGTGAATCTTTTCTCCATCTATCTAGAGTTCTATCCATTAACTACACATTTAATACAGATCTCAAAGAGATCAACAAGTTATTTATACTATATCCCTAATACTAGATGCTGCTTTAGCGTCTCCTAATTGACGTTCTTGTTCTGCTTTTTGGAGTTTTATCATCATCTCCATTTCATGCTTTTCTTGCATCATTTGAAGTTTTAATCGGTGTTCAATTAATTTTTCTTGAGCGTCTACAGCTTTGCCTGATTCTTCTGGGTTTCCTTGGCCTTCGACTTCCTCTGGTAAATCCTCTGCTTCTCTTTGCATCTTAGCTAATTGACGTTGTCCATTAATTATCAATTCGGATACTTGCTGTAGTCTACTATTAAACTCATTAACACGTCCCGCTAATGTAGGATCTTGTTGTATATTTTCTAAATGCTTCATAGAGTGGTCAAATACAGACATAGCTTTGACTGCGGCGTCTACTAACTCCATTTGACCTTGTTCTACTGCCATAAATAACTCTTCGATTGCAGGTACGTGCACATCTAAATGAATTACATGTATCTCATTTGGGAACACATCTATCTGTTTACCTTCTAGCATGTGCTCATTTTCTAGTTGAGCTACTTTAGTATCTACAGGAATCCTCTGGTCTGGTCTGGCTGGTATATATCTGTCAGCGGCTTCATGTCCTACAAGAGAAGCTACTTGATCTCGGAAAAGATTATGTCTTCCTTCAGAATCAAATACTCCTGCAAGTTCATTCAACTGTTGGAGACTAACAGATCTTTTAGCTTGGCTTCCGCTCCCTACAGCTCTAACCGCTCTAGTTTTTCGTATATCCATAGCAGCTAAAGCTTCTAAAGGAACTCCTCGTAAGAAACATCTTTCTCTAAACTCTAAAACTGCTTCTCCTCCGGGATCTGTAGGAACATAATCCATTCGGAAAAACCTTCGAGCAACTTCCATGTGAAACCTATCCCATGGGTTATAGAACAAGTTTAAGGCAGTAACGTTTAGTTTTGCTGCTTCTTCTAGATGTGCGGCTACTTCAAACTTAGACCTTCTATCTCCTTTACCAAAGACGTTAGCGGCTGAGTATTGTCCAGCTCTGTCTTGCACTAACTGACTTAAGTCTTGTAGTACTGGCATCATTGTTTGGGAAGTATTGGGGGACGCTTTGTCCACATACTTCATGTTAGGGGGCAGTATAGCGAAAGGCCCAAAATAATTAAACGCAAAGCTTTCTAAAGCCCTTTCATCATCTGGTTGAATCATAGGGGCCCCCGCTAACATGGCGTTGTCTACTGCTTGAGACCTTATCCTATTGCTGACTTGAACGTGACTATAAATCTTGTACCCAAGTCCTCTTATGCTGTGATAAGTGCCATTAGTACCAATACCATAAGTAAAGAAGGTAAAAGCCTCTTCAATGTTCTTATACCTACTTACCTTTTTATATAAAAAATCTTTGTTGTCTCCGTTGGGGAGAGTCATAAAATGAGATACAGAACCGTTAAACTCTCGTACCCACATGTGTACTAACTCTACTTTAGCAGATTTAGCTCCTGTCCATAGGTCGTTATTTTTAATCTCATTTTGGAGTCTTTCCCAATCATCCAATTCTGTTTGAGAAGAAGCATGTTTAATTGCTTTTTTAACCTCTGCAACATTCCACCCTAGCTCCGCCGCTACCTCAGGATTTTCAATGTATTTATACATTTCATTTACCGGAACAAACCTTCTAGCTGCGGCAACTTCTATAGAATCTTCTGTGGCTCTAGTCTGTCTAGGGATTAAAATATCCCCAAGCCCAGATGATCTCCAATACCAAGACCTCTCATCTTCAAAATAATTTATACCTACTCCGTGTCCTACAAAATGGTTACATAAATTTAAATATTCATAATTAAACCTAGGCCACTTACGTAGTTGAAAAGAATACTCTTCCGACATCACCCTATTCCATTCAATGCGTTGTTTAGGGTCTCCAAAAGCTGTTTCTACTCTAACAAGAGTTTCAACAGAATTAACTAAGTCTACATAAGCAGACATCGCAGCTTCTAAAAACTTCTCTGCTTCTCCAAAATTTAAATTACACCTAAAGGCTTGGCCAGATTGTCTTAAAGCTGATTCTGAATAAGGGGCCACGCCATCAAACATAGCTTGGACTCGAGCTCGATTTACCGCAGATCCTTCGTCCCCCTTTTTAAGAGTTTTATATAATTCTGTCGCTGATTTAACATCTTTAATTCTAGACTTAGGTACTCGACCTTGATCGTTTAAATTTTCTAAAGGTAAATCCGAAAGTTCTTTAAATCCTGATTCCATAATAATCTACTAATTTGCCACGACGAACCCTATGTATCAAGGAGAGTTCTGCTAGAAGCAGCAGTTATGTCTAAAGATCTCATTTTGTCTGACCAAGTTTTTTGTCTATCTTTGTTTACAACAAACCTTTCTCCGCCCATAAAACCGTGTCTAGACCTACATAAGTCTACTAATATAAAGGCTGCATCTGCTATGTCGGGTGATTTACCTATGCGGCTTTTATAATCTATTTTAGACTCTACTTTAATCTTTAAATTAGATCCACTTGTTTCATATTTACGTCCTACCATCTCCCTAGCTAAATCGGTGGGTATCCCTCTAAGTTGTTGAGACCTTAAAAGTTCTTGTCCTTGGTACCATATCTCTGACATTCTATTAGCATATCTGTCATTACCGGGAGTTTTATCTGTAGCTGATACAGGTCTATCAGAAGCTTTACCTGCAAAGTTAACGGGTAGCACTCTATCACTCCACTCCACACTAACTATATCGTGGAAAGGGCCCCCAGCTCCTGTAGCGTCACAAGCTGCGTTTTCAGGTAATACACCGTTTTTAACGCAAATATCTTTAAATTTTCTAGCTATTTGAACAGAACGAGGTGTTTTTCTGTCATTAATGTTTTCGGTTAAAGCCTCGTAGGAATCGAATTGTAATACTTGTACGCCATCTTGTTCACCTAGAGAACCAAAGAATACTATGGATCTATCCCCTCCGTTTGTGAATGATGGGTCTATAGCGGCTACTTTAACCGGAGTTTTATCAAAATTAGCTGGCATCGACGCAACCCCTCTAACTAAATCGGCTTCGGAATAAACACCACTATCTATACCGTCGGGGCACCAAAACCCTTTATACATCCTGTAGTACAAAAGAGAGTCGGCTCCATAATCTCTTTTTGCAGCCTCTACAGTTTCTCTGTCAGGCATCCATGGGTATATATTCTTACCTGCTAATACATTGGGGTTTTCTTCAGCATTAAATCTAATACATTTACCTCTAGAAGTTTCCCACTCATTATCCTGCTCGGTAACAGAACCCCACCCTAACTTAGGTTTACTGAACACTCCAAAAGCATCGAAATGACTATTTGGGTTTCCTAAACCAATCATTTGAAAGTGTGGGTTGGTAGATAAGTTTGTATAAGCTGCGTGAACTAAAGACTCTGGTAGTTCAGGGAGCTCGTCTGCAATTAAGATTAATCGTTTTTGTTTAATACCTACAAGTTTACCTATAGCTTCTTTTTCTTTTCGTTTTTCTGCTGGTACTAGGACTATGCCTGTAGATTCCCAAAAACCCCCGTCTTTTGATAAACCTTTAATCTGCCCTAAAGAAGGGACCATTTTACCCGGTAGACCGTGTACCGCAGCCCAAAGCTCTGTTATAGACTTCCAAATACGTCTTCGAGCTTCTCGTAATGTAGTTGAAGTTACTATAACCAAAGTATTGTAGGGATCTGCTAAATAATTAATTATACCCCACAAAGCCATAGTGTCTGACTTTCCAGAAGAAGCACATCCTGCTATAGAAAGATACTGGTTGTCACAAGCTTCGTACAACATGTCTTCTGCCCAAGGAGACCATATAAAATTTCTAGACGTTGGTTTTTGAGGATCATTCCACAAAAGGTCTGCTGCATTTCTAAAATGTTCAAACTGACCTAAACCCCCGTTTTCGGGGCCCCGGTCATTTAAAAACGCATGAAGCTCCATAGTAACTTCATTGGTTCCCATTGGAAATTGATACCCGTATTTTTTAATAGGCACATTTAACTTTACACGCAAATTTTAAACTTTCTAGTTGCCTTGTGCATTTAGACGAATTAAATACTTATGTATGGCAAGATCCGGAAACATTAAACAACCAACAAAGGTAACTTTGTATATGCCTAAAGAAACTGTAGAAAATGGTAAAAAATATGCCGCTGATGCAGGAGGTTCTTTAAGTCAACTAGTTACAGATTTAGTTGAGAATAAAGTAGGCGAATCTTTTCAACACAAAATTATATTAAATAAAGAGACACAAATAAAATTAGAAGAAATAGCAGAAGAAAGAAAATTAACAGTAAAAGAATTAATACCTATAATACTAAGTGAGAATATTGGGAGTTGATCCGGGGGTAGGGGGTGCTTTAGTTATATTAGAAAACAACATCCCCACATTAATTAATAACTACTCTACAGAACAGGACTTTATAGATGTCCTAGAAGAAGCGTCTAAAGAAAAAATAGATGCTGCATTTATAGAAAAAGTAAATGCTTTTCCGGGGCAGGGAGTAGCTTCTACATGGAAGTTTGCTCAAAATTATGGTTTTGAACGAGGTGTAATAAGAACATTAAAAATACCTCTACACGAAGTTTTACCCCAAAAATGGCAAAAATCACTAGGATTACCTCAAGTAAAAATAAAAACACAAAGAAAAGCTGCTCTAAAAGACGCTGCTGGGAGATTCTTCCCTCAAACAAAGTGGACGTTGAAAAATTGTGACGCAGTTTTAATCGCTCTATACGGTGCTAACACTCTATCCAGCTCAGAAAAAATCACATAAAGTCCTCGTTGAAGCCCTCAAAAAACA